GTGACCCCATCCAGCGCGTCCTCGTGGCGCAGCCCGCCGATGTTGCCGACCGTGACGATGGCACTGGCCACGGCAAGCCTGCGGCGGGGATAGCGGCACTGGCTGTCGATCCATGCGGCCACGTCACCCACGAAGCCGGGAGGCGACAGAAGGTCGATCCCGTCCAGCGGGAAAGGCGGCGGCAAGGGGCCATCCTGCGCCGGGGCTTCCGGGGTGGACGGGGCAAAGTCTGCCGCGCTGAAATCGTCATCGCTGTATTGGCCGAAGCGATAGCCCGCGTCGAAATCCGCAAAATCATCAGTGGCACGCGCCGAAGCGCTGGTTCCGTCTTCCGGTGTCATTGCTTGGTGATCCATTCCTTGAAGGCTTGCCGCTCTGCTGGGGACATGCGCCCCCATAAAGCCGCGACAAGCCGCTTGATCTGCCGGGATGCGAATGGCGCAGGCGCAAGACGGTCCAGCGCCGCAAGCGCGTAGCATTCCAATTCCGCAGGGCTGGCCGTCTCTGCCCAGAACCGGGCGTCTTCCCGCGCCGCATTGTCCACCATGGACACATAGGGCATCCCAGCGGCATGGACCTGAAGCCAATCATATGCCGCCCAGGCTGCGCCTTCCGGCGACACGGTGGCGCAGGCGTTGAGGTAAGCTATTCCGCGTTCTGTGGCAGCCCCCAGCCGCTCCTGCCGATAGTCCGGGCCGGGCGCGGGGAAGTCATCATCAAGGCTCACTGGTCAATGCCCTCAAGGTAATCCGAAAGCTTCTGCAACGTGTCATAGCGCGGCTTCATTTTGCCAGAAGTGATCCGATAAAGGGTCATCCTGCTTAGCCCGAGCCTATCAGCTACAACAGATAGGTTTCGATCATCAAGTGACCGCAAAATCTGGTCCAAGGTCATCATTACAGCATTTCTCCTTCATTCATGTATTGACCATGCTACAAAACTAGCCTACGGTCAATAGGCCAGGATCGAAGCCCGCACTGGCCGGGCGCGTTCAATGAACGAGAAAAAGGAGTGCAGGATGGGTATCCTGTCTGAAGTTACGGTCCCTGAAACGGGACCGCAGATCATCACAATTTGTGGTGATGCTGGCACGGGGAAATCATCCCTTGCCGCAACCTTTCCGAAGCCGATCTTCTTGCGCGCCGAGGATGGTGTGGCGCGCGTTCCTGCTGCTTTCCGTCCGCCCGCCCTGCCCGTCATCGCAGAGGCAGAGCATGTTTGGGAGCAGATTACGGCGCTGATCCACGAGCCGCACGACTACCAGACCGCCGTGTTTGACACGATCTCTGCGTTGGATCGTGTTTTTGTCAGTCACATTCTCAAGGTTGACGGGAAAGCGAAGTCCCTGAACGCAGCCATGGGCGGTTATGGCGCAGGGTTCAACATGCTGGCATCCATGCACCAGCGCGTCCGAAAAGGGGCCGAACTGATGCGGCAACGGCGGGGCATGAACGTGATCTTCATCGCCCATGCAGAAGTTGATCGCGTCTCCCCGCCAGACGGAGATGACTATTCGCGTTATTCTCTGCGGATGACCCACAACAAGTCCCTTCCGCCTTACGTCGATGACGTGGATGCGGTCGGTTTTCTGCGGCAGGAAATGTTTATCAAAGGTGACGCTGACGACAGAAAGCGCGCCATTTCCACAGAGGGGCGGGAACTTGTCTGCCACCTGACCGCAAGCAACGTGTCGAAGAACGCTTGGGGCGTGACGGAACCTATCAAGGTGACGTTGGGGGAAAACCCCTTGGCGCAATTCATCGGCAAACACGCAATCGCGGCAAAGCCGAAGGACGGCGCTGCACAGAAGGAAGGTGAATAAGATGGCTGGTTTCTGGAACCTGAGCGACGGCGAGGATGCCGCGAAGACCGGCGCGGAATACGAGATTCCCGGCGGCAACATGGACCCCATACCGGCGGGATCGTCGGTGCTGGCCATGATTGACGAGGCCAAATGGGACCACACCCAGAATGACGCAGAGGAATACATTTCCCTGCGCTGGACCGTGCTGGCCCCGGAAGAATACAAAAACCGGAAGGTGTTCCACAAGCTGTGGGTCACGGACCACGATCCGAACGCCAAGGACAACGCCAAGGCCGTTGCCAAGACCGACAAAGCCCGGAAGATGCTGGCCGCCATCGACGCCAATGCCGGGGGCAAGCTGACCGCCAAGGACGCGCGCCCCACCGATGACGATCTGGCACGGGCGCTGCAAGACCGGCCGATGGTGATCACCCTTGGCGTTTGGGAAAGCAACACCGGCGGCAACGGCGGCAACTGGGTCATGGCAGTCGCGCCGAAGAACAAGGAACTGAAGATCGGCGACAAGGCCCCGGCGAAGAAGTCGGGGGGCAACCCGCTCGATTTCAACCGGCGCGGCCCGGAAGTGGACGACGAGATTCCGTTCTAATCGGACGGAAGCCCCGGCCCGCCAAGGTGGGCACCGATTAGACCTGAGTATTCAGGCGGCGGGCCGGGATCATATCTTAGCATAGAGGGCACAATGGAACAACGCAGCGAAGAATGGTTTGAGGCGCGCAAAGGCCGCGTGACCGCCAGCATGGTCGGGGCTATCCTTGGGGTATCGCCGAACCTGTCACGGGCCGGGGCAATGCGTCGGATGGTGCGCGACGCCCATGGCGCGGAACCCGAGTTTACCGGCAACATCGCCACGCAATACGGCGAACGGAACGAAGACGGCGCGGTGGACGAATACTACATGGAGACTGGAAACAAGGTCCAGAAGGTTGGCTTTGTCACGAAAGAGGATTGGGCCGGGTGCAGCCCTGATGGCCTGATCGGTTCGGACGGCGGGCTGGAGATCAAGTGCCCTTTCGGAAAGCGCAAGGAAGGAGACCTGTTACCGCTGGCAGAACAGCCGCACTATTATGCGCAGGTGCAGTTTTCGCTATGGGTCACCGGGCGGAAGTTCTGGCACTTCTACCAGTGGACCGCGCACCAGACCAAGTTGGAATGCGTCCTGCCCGATCAGGCATGGCTGGACGAAAACCTGCCGAAGCTGCGGCAGTTCCATGCCGAGTTTCTGGCCGAGGACCCAGCCCCGCACCTTGAAGCCAAGCGGATCGAAGTGGACACGCTGGAAGCCGCCAGGATCGTTGCGGAATATGACCAGTTGGCCGAGGCCATTGAGAATGCCGAGGCGCGCAAGAAGGAACTTCTGGCGGAAATGGTGCGGCTGTCCGGGGACCGTGACGCGGTATTCGCTGGCCGGAACCTGACCAAGATCAGCAAGGCCGGGGCGGTGTCCTATGCCAAGGCCGTCGCCGAATTGCTGCCCGGTGCAGACCTTGAGAAATGGCGCGGGAAGCCCTCGACCTATTGGACACTTAGGTAAGTAGGGGTTATGGTGTCCCCTGAAGGTTCGCAAGGGGGATTCGCAATGGGAAAGTTTATCAATCTTACCGGAGATAGGTTTGGCAGGCTCACAGTTAGGCACCGAGATAACTCTGGGAGAAAAGATGCGAAATGGGTTTGCGAGTGCGATTGCGGCAAATTAAAGTCCGCTATGGCTTACAACCTAAAATCAGGGGCCACATTATCATGTGGTTGCCTTCGCAAAGAAGCAACATCCGCAAGGTGCAAGACACATGGTCAAAGTCCCGCTACAGGTAAGTCTGCGTCCCCTGAGTGGAATTCATGGAATTCAATGAAGCAAAGATGCAGTAACCCCAAACGGAAAAGCTACAGTGATTACGGAGGTCGTGGGATAACCGTATGCCAGAGGTGGGCGTCTTTTGAGAACTTTCTTGCGGACATGGGAACCCGTCCAGATGGCTATACACTTGACCGGATAGACAACGAAAAAGGGTATGAGCCGGGAAACTGTAGATGGGCGTCTCGGCGCGATCAAAGACTAAATCAGAGGCCAAGAAGGAAAAAGCGCGATGATAAGGCTGAGGGGATATCAGAAGAATGCAGTTGACGCAGCCGTTGACTGGATGCGGAAAAGCGTTTCCCCCTCAATAATTGAGGCTGCTACTGGGGCAGGAAAATCGGTTATAATAGCTGAAATTGCTAGGGTGATCCACGATAGAACTAGAAAAAGAATTCTTTGCACTGCTCCCTCAGCGGAACTTGTTATGCAAAACGCAGGGAAATTCGCAGATAACGGCAATAAAGCCAGCTTGTTTTCTGCATCTGCGGGGCAAAAAAGCCTTCGCTATCCCGTGATTTTCGGATCGCCATTGACAATCAAGAATCGCATAAGCGCTTTCCGAGACGGATATGCACTAGTGATTGTTGATGAGTGTCACATGATAACCCCCACAGTCAAATCTATCATTGAGGCCATGAGAGAAGATAATACAAATCTCAGAGTTTTAGGATTGACGGCAACGCCATACAGGATGGGAAGCGGCTACATTTTTAGAGAGTGGCCGGACGGAAAAATAAACGGGGATGATTCCGCGAGAGATCCATATTTTTCTAAATCAGTTTTCCAGGTCGGCGCGCGAGAACTGATCGACCAGGGCTTTCTGACCAAGCCGGTGATCGGGGAAATCAACGCCACGGGATATGACACCGCAGGGTTGGCCCTGAACAGCCGGGGGCAATTCGATGC